CTGGCAAAAGGCAAATTTCTTGAAAGATAAAATTGTAACAGACACAGAGTTAAGTATAAGTAAAGTAATCGAAAGTATAATTAACGAGAAGGCAAAGAAACATGGCTACAAAAACGGGAAAGCATAAGATCTTCTGTCCGAAATGTAAGGGAAATGGTTTTTACAGAGTACCTTATCATTTAACGAAAGAAGAAACACACGCACAGTGTGATGATTGTGAAAGAACTGGAGAGCTGTGGATTGATGATAAATTTACACCAGACGAATTACGTGAGAAAGGTGTTCTTTGAAAATTTTAGTAATAATGGTGTCGTTAACTTTAACAAGTTGTAGTAGCACTATGGATGCTGGAGATATATTAGATCCGACGACAACAGTTATTAAACAAATATTAACAGGAGGAAAGAAGAAATGACCGATGAGTTATACGAAGCAACTAAAAAAGAAGTGATGACAGAGGAAGAAGAGTATAGGAACGCGGATGTACCTATGCCTAAAAAACAAGAATTAGATAAAGATTTTATAGAACATCTAGAAAAATTTTTTAAAGGAAAAAAGATAATTGACTCAAAGTAGGCGTACAAATCTTGCCCAAGGCATTTCCCTGGACGTAAGCGATGATCCGAAAGGTAGCGACCAAATGAGTATGGAACAAGGCCGACTTCTGCCTGCAACAGAGGCTCTGTTCCATTATGATTTTATAGACGCAAAAGATGTGGCTGATTTTTTACCTGAAGTACAAAGAGATACCTATTATATTTTTCCTACAGGTGGACCACATTATTTTTCTCAATGTACCTGTGAGGTTTTACCTATTTATAAAGAAAACATTTGGCCTTTCATTTATCGGAAGAAACACAGCGATCTAGACTATAAAAAAAAGAGAGTTATGCTTGGTTCAATTGGTTTAACTAAATTAAGTTATATATTTCAACGATTGTATAGTGCAACTGACAAAAAAATAAAACGTAACTATCGATATGGTCGAGAAGAAAAACAACACCAACCTAAAGAAATAGAGAGATCTATGCACCGTATTGTTGCTAAATGTTTTGTTCCTAATGATGATCCTGAAAAAACTATGGTCGATCATATAAATGGTAATCGTATAGATTATAGAATTGAAAATTTAAGATGGGCTACTCCTTCTGAAAACTCTAGAGGATCACCTGGTGGGAAAAATGATCCTAATGATATATATAAATTAATATCAAAAAAAGATTGGTTTAATGGTAAATCATATAATACAAAAATAACTCCTAAAGATAAATATTTTAAACAAATGGAACTAAAAATATGAAACATAATAATAAATTCATTTATCCAAAATGCGTTAGATCCAATGTCGACGGCAAACGGGTCTATGACATCGACGCGGGTAAATTTAAGCTACCATCGGTAACGACTATTCTCTCTGCCACACAATCAACAGAGAAGCGTGAATCGCTGCAAGCGTGGCGTAATAGGGTGGGAGAGGACAGTGCAGCGCGGATTGTGGCTTCTAGTGGTGCTAGAGGCACAGCAATGCATAAGATTCTAGAGAAGTATATCCTAGGAGAGGGATATATGGACATGACAACAGTGGGTCAGGAAGCACACAATATGGCCAAAGTTGTAATAGAACAGGGTCTTTGTAATTTAACAGAGTATTACGGATCGGAGACGGTATTATATTATCCAGGCCTGTACGCAGGACAAACAGATTTAATTGCAAACCATAAAGGTGATATGGCTGTAGTAGATTTTAAACAAACTAATAAACCAAAAAAGAGAGAATGGATTGAAGATTATTGTATACAATTAGCTGCTTATACAATGGCTCACAATTATGTGCACAAAACAAATATATCTAAAGGTGTGATTATGATGTGTAGTAAAGATAACTTCTATCAAGAGTTTATAATACAAGGACTTGAGATGAAGAAATATATGCAACAGTGGTTAAAAAAAGTAGATCAATACTACGATGAACTGAAAGGAAAAGATTAATGAGATTAAGAGATTTGCAACAAGTATTAGGTAAATTTACAGATAATGAAAAAGGCACAATTATATCAGATTGCCCTATATATATTGAAACTATGGATGGCAGGCTAGAAGAGATTAGGAAAGTAGAGTTACAGGAAAGTAAGTTAATAAATTCACCAGAGCCGGCAAGAGTCGTACTTAAAGCAGAGTCTTTGAAGAGATTTATGTCGCCAACCTTTAGACAAAGCTAATGAAGTGTGATATTGTGGCAAAAATAAGGCAAAAGTGTGCCACTATAAGAGATATTCTGGAGCATTTTTTTTTTCATGTCATAGCAAAAGTTTTCGGTGGCACAGTGGCACAAGGGGTGTTTTTGGCTTATAAGTGTTGGTATAAGCGAATAATAGGTGTGCCAGAGCAGATTTTTTTGGTGGCACAGGTGGCACAGGTTGTTGGTATTGCTAGCTTATTTAAGCATTGGTCAAAATATGCCGTGGCACAGTCAAATAAGCATTGGTATTGGCTGCTTATTTCATGGTATCCGGCGCGCGAGAGGTTTTTGGTTTTTTTTAAAAACATTTTTGCCCTAAAATCTCCCTTATATGATAAAACAAGATTATGACAGCCAAGAAATCTAAATATCGACATGCAGTAATAAACAAGAAAAGATATTATTTCTATTCTATTAGATGGCTCGACATCACAGGTGACGCTGGGCATGCAACCCCAGATGAATTTGATAAGTTTAGTTGCGCTGTCATGGTTACGCAAGCGTATGTGTATAAGAAAACAAATAAGTTCTTATGGACGTTTGCTTCTTATGATGAAAAAGAGGAGGTATTTTCTGATAGAAATGTATTTCCAAAAGGGTGTATAATTAAAATGGAGAAAATATATATATGAAGAGAAAAACAGCATTTACATTTAGACTTAAATGTATCTTAAAAAGATGTAAAGATGAAGGTAAGTGGGACTTGTTATCAAGACTAGCTTATAAATATCAAATAGTACCAATAGGAGAAGACTATTATGACTAAAGAAAAAGGTAAAAAATATGATGGTAGATCTAGAGTACCAAATGAAGCCTATAAAAATGGTTGGAATGAAATCTTTCTAAATAAAGTTATGAAAGAGGAAGTTAACATAGGTGATACAGGTACACAAAAATACAGAATTAAAAATGGGCCAAATAAAGGCAAAGTATTGTGAAGAATAAGACCTTGACGAAGAACATGCCTAATGTAAAATGGCATGCTATACCACCTGTAAAAGGGCCAGACTCACAAGGAGTAAAATATGGAATTAATAAGAAGAATAAGAAACAACGTATTAAGACTTTATCAAAAGTTTAATAATGTTTTTAATCAGATGCAGGGATTTGTTTTATTTCTGATTCTGTTGTTGTCTCTTCTGGACTAATATCAATCAAATTTTTATGATCTTCAAGAATCTTGGCCATCTTGGTTTCAAGTTCTTTCTCCGACATATTGTCTAGATTACCTGTCATAATAAGTTTTTGATCTACGTAAAGCCCACCAGCTTTACCTCTAGCAACTTCAGCATTTATAGCTGCAGACCAAGCACCTTTTTTCTGTGCTTCATCTCTTAATTTTGCTAGTTCAGTAAGATGTCTTTCAACAGTGATCTGATTCTTTTCTTGCACTTCTCTTCTTAACTCACCAATGTATGTGACAACTAATGGGAAATATTTAGCATTACGCATCTCTGATGCTGCTTGTCTTGCTCTTGTTTTATACCCTGCTTGATAGGCTGCTTCGGCTGGTGATAGCCTGCCTTCATTATAAACTAGTAATTCTGCAAATTTACGCTGTTGTTCTGTTAGTCTTTTGTCTTGAGTCATTTGCCTTATTTTAGTATATATTCATCAAAATGACAAACGGTAAATTCTGGTGAAACCCGAGACAAAATTTTGGCAAAAAGTAAAGAAAAATACTCCTAAAATTAAGTGGACTAGACTTGAATCTTGGGCATCTTTTGGTGTGCCTGATTTACTTGGTTATGAGGATTCTTGCGGATTTTTTATGGTTGAGCTTAAGATTGCTAGAGCTTCAAAAATAAGCTTCAGTCCACATCAAAAACTATTTCATATGACCAGAACAAATCGTAATTTCATCCTGCTCGAAGATACCTCTTCTCGCTCCATAAAACTTTATGAGAGTAAATCGATCCACGGTCTTCTGTTAGATCACAGAGATACACCGTGCGTGGCCCAGGACGACTGGGATCACATCCAGCGAGTGTTGATCAACACTCCGCTTGACGCTTGAAGCTTGTGGCTTGCAGCTTGCCGCTTTTAAAAAAAGTCTAGTTTAGAATGATTCTAAACTGGCCGCTTTGCATTCTTAACGAAGCGCGCACTGTTGTCCGCGTGCAGGTCCTTTGCTTGTAGCTTGCAGCTTGTGGCTTGCAGCTTGGGCCTTCCAGGTCGACGCGCTTGACGCTTGCGGATTGGATAACCGTTCTCCGCGCACCACTCATTGTGGAGCGCTTCTATCTCTGGTGAATCTTTAATGTTTGCCATATTCTATGTTTGGTGTGTTACGGTCCCAACATGCCCGACAGTCGCCGCAGCTGTTGCCTTGGTCAGGTGCTGGGCAGGTTCTTGATTTAGATCCTACTGTAGACGTCCAGGGCCAGAAGCTCACCGGGCCTTGGTCAATCATGTGTGAAGACATTCTAATGATTAGATTCTCCGGGACCTCTTCAGGGTTTACATCTTTTAAAAATTGCGCTTCGCGCGTTGGTATCCAGTGCTTGGTGTCAGGCGTTAACCTGCACACTTCAAAAATTTTCTGTAAATGGTCCGCGCTCTGTATGTCTCCGGCGTCGTGCCATCTAAAAAATTTCTGTCTTTTAATTTGTGCAACCATCGCACCCACCCAGCGCGGGTCAGTGATGGCTTTGAGTCTTACATATTGAGCTGCTTTAATAGCAGGGTATCTGGTATAGTTCCCCTTCATTGCATAACATCCAGCGCACACGCTGCCTGGGATCTTTACTAACTTTGCGCCAGTCTTGCATTCCCACGCTGGGAGGCTGTAACTTAAGCCTGGCATCTTTGAAGTTCTTGTCATCGATCCGGTTATTTGTTTTGCTTCTTTTATTTTCATATATCCTTCTTATATTTTCCCAGTTGATTTGTCAAGCTTGTGGCTTGTTGCTTGCGGCTTGTAGCTTGTAGCTTATTAAAAAATTTCTTTGTGCTCTTCAGGTACGAAGCAGGCAGCTGGCCGTGGTCCATTGTGAACCACGGAAGCAAATCGTTGTGTTTAATTCTCCTCACTTAGCAATCTCTTCGTGCGGAAGTCTGTTTTCATCCCACGGTCCGTGAGCAAATTTTGGTTTATCTTCGCACCACATGCCCTGGACCTCAATATGCCCAACGTGGTAACCAGCAGATTTAAGAGCTGTTCTCACCAGAAATTCTGGATCTAAACCCGGCTCTTCTTTTTTTCTCCACTCAATGTTTATTTTTACTCTCATATTTTCCTTTTTGTTAGATTAATAATATATCATAATATCCCATATATATGTATTTGTCAAGAACTTTTTTGTGTATAAGTAAAAATAAACTTCTTGACACTTATGGGATTATATGATACACTTGGCAGGTGGTTGGGGTTGGCGTAGGGTATATAGGAAAAAACAATACAACTATAAGTTGTGCGCTTGAAGCTTGGCGCTTGAAGCTTGCAACTTAGAATCTTTCTAAAGTGGCCAAGCGAGTAGAACACCCTGGAATACGTCTACTTTCGCTAGCTGAGTAAATCGCTTGACCCCAGAATACAGAAGCCAGGATGGGTCCGGGACTTTAGATTTCCACCGGTTTGAGGACAGGTCCATTATCCTAAGTCGCACCACGCTTATAGAGGTTTATACCCTCAGTCTCATCTCTGTATTCAGGGCTCAAGCTTGAGCCTTGACGCTTTGGCCAAGTTACCAGATTGCAACCTGTATCGTCTTACAAATAACTTGACCCCAGATCCAATAGCGGTTTGACGAGTTAGACCCATCGTTGTATTGGATCAGGGCTCAAGCTTGTAACTTATATTCTTTCTTCGTCTTTGCCTTTGAGTTAATTATATTATAATGTTCATCAATATAATTTTCTACAATAGCAGGGCGATTTCCGTATTTACCTTTTTTTTCTATTTGTCTGTTTATTGCGTTTATTCTTTTATCTTTCCAATTCATAATAGTAATATAACACTTGACAATTAATTTGTCAAGGGATATTATGGGAAATATAAACACTAACAGAAAGAAAATATGTCAGCTAAAATAAGAATGAACACCGAATACAGAAACAAATTCTATAATAGAATTAAAGATGTATTTGAAAAAGAAGAAACGCAAGAGCAACAAGCGTTCATGCAATCAAGAGAAGATTTCAATGAGTTGCAGAAATCTACATTTGAATTAGCAAAGCAAGTTGTTGAAAGGTCATATCCAAAAGAAGATGTAGCCACTTTGCGTAAATTTAAAAAGAAGTATGGCGACCCCTGTGATGTAGTAGCAAAAGATAAATGTTTTTACTTTGCTCATCAAGAAGATGTAAATGACGAGGGCGAAAAAGAAGAAACGAAATCACATTTTGATTTCGGTTTATACGGCAATCATAACGGCAACGAGTATTCAAGTGAAGATAGCGAACACTTCGCACACGCATACTTTAGAGAAGAACTAAAAGAGAAAGGTTGCAACCCTGATATCATAGCACAACAATCAGAAAAAGATAGCAACCCACACAAAACAAAGCACGTTGATATGTGTAATAAAGCATTAGGCAAATCAACAAGTAGTTATGGTGGTAGTGATGATAACAACGGAGTAGGTATAACTAGACAATACAATGATAGCTTCTATGCTGATGTTATTGGAACTTCTTATTGTAGAAGTCGTGCCATAGCTTGTACTAAAGATGAATACAATATCTTTTTACAATGGCGAATGGCGAAAGCTAAAGTTGTAAGCACACACCAAACTTGGATAAACTCTATAATGAAACAATGCGACCAATTA